GGGCCACGATTCATTCTCATTTTGGAGAAACGGGAGAGCCTATCAGATGCTGCGCTTACTGCTACTACTTGATGCGCAGCATCCCAACCGGACCATGGCCAAGAAATTGGAAGCCGGGTCGATGCAATGGAGTTTGCGAAAAGAACCGTAATTTTATTAGCAAGTCAAGCTAATAAGATTACAGACAAAACGACAATTCAACCAAGGAGAAATCGCCATGCCAGTAACTCTTACACTTCTTCGCCAACTGCGCGGAGTCAACTTCAAAAAGACAGTCACCAACGTTGTTTTGTCTGGAACAGATCCAGCGGGCAACGGAGAAGTTGTGAACCTCAACGCCTCAAACGTTTCTAACCCTAACGGATTGGTACAGACTGGTCCAAACCCATCAGATAGTTCTGTCCCCGCCGTAGTCGCAGCGCAGTCTCTCGGTGGGTGGCAGGCTCAATTGGCCCCCATTCCTGGCAGTGCTAACCAGTTTTATTTGACGTTCTGGAACGGTATTACCCAGCATACAAATATCGCGTATTCGGCACTCTTCACCGCAGGAACTCTAACCATCGAGCAGGAATGGGACCTCGGCTCGTAAATGGCCAATTACGGCGGAGCGACCAAGGTAGAGTTCAGTCGCTGGCTTGGCCTCGTAGATGAGGATGACCCCACCAATCTGCCCATGGGCTGTGCTGCCCTGTCGCAGAATTGCCGGTTCAATCTTACCGAGGTCGAGACCAGATACGGGATTCAGACCGCAATCCAAGGAAAGAACCAGAGTCCAATCACGGGCCTCTTGGGGTGCGCCTTCACCCCGGAGACCGCGACTCAGGTTTACTTTCAGGCCATATTGCTCTACGACTATGCCGGCGCCTTCCAGATCGAGAATCCATCCGGAACAGGTCGTACCACGAGCATAACCGGGCCGCTGGTCACTCTCCCCGCCAACTCCCACATGATCGGCACCCAAGCCTATAACCGGGCTTGGATGGGATTCTCCAACCTCCTCACCCCCACAGCTTTCCCGGCAGCATACGACCTCTCGACCAAGCAACTCCTTCCTTACGGCATGAAGCCTGTGGGCTTCGGCTGGTACGCCGGCGCGCAGGTGCTGGTGGGGGAATGCTGCACCCCGTCGCAACTCCAGAGCGGGGTTACTGTGGCTGTCGGCAATGGCCATCTCTACATCTGCACCGTGGCCGGAACGACAGCGAACGTACAGCCAGTGTGGCCTCTCACTGAAGGCGGGACTGTTGTAGACGGCGGAGTGACGTGGAAAGAACAGACGCCGGTTATGGCGAACCGCATTGCTGCTCCGAATGCCCCGGCGCTGGCTCTGGCTGGCGGTGGAACGATCGCGGCCGGGCAGGATGTCTATGTCGCCATTACGCTCGTCAACGCCCAGGGAGAAAGCCTCCCAAGCCTCTCCAGCAAGATCACCACACTTGCCGGAGCTACAACCGTCAACGTCACGATTCCAGCTCTTGCGTCGATGGCCGGCTGGGTGCAGGGATTGCCGTCACAATACGTTCCCATCGCGGCAAATGTTTATGTCGCCATTGTCGCCACGGCAACGCCTGCGCCACAGCTATCCACCTATCAAGCCGCGAATGCTGCACCTGTCGCTCTCGGCGGAACTTATGGCGTCGCCGCGGCTGGTTCCTTCCAGGCTCCCCCGACCACCAATACAGCCCGTATCACGGGCGGCCAACTTCCCACTCCAGACATCGAGCCTGTCATCGCGCGCGCGGGCGGTGGCGGAGTATTTGCGGCCGGGTTGGATGTCTACATCCTCCAGACCTATGTGAACGCCATCGGCGAGACGCTCCCAGGTCCGGCTAATTCCGTCATCGACACACAGTTGGATGATTCGATCGTCATCACTACGCAGTTTCCGCAGGGTTATGCTGTCACCGGCATCAACCTTTATGAATGCGATGTGCCAACCGGGACCACCTTCGATGGCAGCACCTTTCCGCCTCCCGGTAACTTCGCTCTCATTGGCACATTCGGCACTGGCGCGACCGTCACGATTACAAATACCGTGGTCGGTCCTCCACCGCCAACCGTCAACACTACCGGGCCTGCTGGCAACATCGCGCAGGACACGGCCACGGGAGGCCCCAACGGCACCCAGGGCTATCGCTGGCTCTGCATCGCCTATGAGGATGACTTCGACACCATCTCTGGCTTTACGCAGGCTGCGACCTTCAGTTATATCGTGGATGAGAACGGCTGGGAGTTATCCCTCTTCAACCTTCCCACAGGGCCAAGTTACATCCAGAACGTGATTGCTGGCTTCTCCGTTGCCGATGGGTTGAGCGCTGGACCCTTCTTCTATATCCCGCAGTCAACCGTCTCGGACGCCATCCCCATGACGGCGACGGCCTTCCCGAATGGAACCTCGACAGCCACGGTCAACTTCACCGATGAGTTTCTGATTGGCTCCATCGACATCACTGACAGGCTGCGCGTCATTCAGCCTCAACAATGCGTTGACATCTACTACTCCCCGACCGTTGACCGCATCTTCCAGACTGGCGTGCCGGGCTTCTATTCCAGCCACTGGGTCTCGCTGGCGGCAGATCCTGAAAGCTACTACGGCGACACCAGCATCATCACCGTGGGAACCGACGACGGCGAGCGCGCCTGGTGCGTGCGCGAGTTTCAAGGCGTTCTCTATTCCTTCCGTGAGCGGTCTGGTTTTGAAATCAATCCCTCGACGGCGGACCCAGCAACATGGGTAGTCACGAAACGCTGGACCAAGGTGGGACCGTGCGGGCCGCGCGCGGTCGATGTGTGCGGCCAGTTCATCATTTTCGTGCATTCGAGTGGTATCTATAAGTACGAAAGCTCCTACCCTGAATTGGTCTCAAAGGAACTGCCGCGCTGGTGGAACACGATCAACTGGGCAGCCCAGCAAACCATCTGGTGCGCGATTGATGCCGAGGAGCATGAAGTCAAAATGGGCTTCCCTGTCGGTAACAGCACCGTGCCGAATGTGGTTCTCACGCTCAACTATGAGGAGGGCTGGAACAACCCCCTGCTGTTCTCGCGCTACTCTGGCAAAGAAATAACCATCGAGCAGTGCCGCAAATACTCAGTGGATAGCATTGCTGGATTTGTCGGCGGCAGGGTTTATCGGACCATCACGGACGAGCCCACCCCAGACGAGGGTCCAGTGGACACCACCGAAGAATACGCGCGCCAGTACATCTCGCAGTTCCTGATTGCCTCCTCTGGACCTGATGGGACGGTGCAGGCCATCTCGCCGGGAATCTACAACGACAATGGAGCCGGGATCGATTGTCAGTACGAAAGCGTGGCCGCGCAGGAGATGATGACTCTTTGCAAGCTCCAAGGTCTCAACATGAACGCCCGCGGCAACGGCAGCCTCTTTGTATCGTTCATTGCTGGCGCGCGCAGGATCACGGACTGGGGAGCCGGTACGCCACAGCCAAGATGGTATGTCCCGCTTAAGCCGATCCAGCTTGAACTGAATCCCACCAAGGGAATCAGCCGTAACACCCCCAGCAAGCTCAATGAGCGGTGGAGAGTGCGCTACACCAACGGAGCGATTGCGGATGCCTGGTTCTCGATGAAGTACAGTTGCGTGTTTATCAGTCCCATGTTCCAGGGCCGACTGGCTGGGGAGAGTAGATAGATGGCTCTAAGTAAAGCGCAGATAAATGCAATTCGGGACTTCGGGCTTCGTACCGTGCTGCTCGGCATCTATGCCCAACTTGAGGTTCATAACAATCAACTTGGCAGTAACTTCATCGAGCCGACTAACTCACCGCAGGAGCCATCGAGCGCGCCTCCCCCGCTTGCATCATTAATGGTTAGCGGAGCAAATGGGATATTCACTGTCGCAATCACCAATCCAACGCAGTCGATCAACAAGACGCTCTATCACGAACTGAGCTACTCGACCATCGCCAGTTTTGTTGGCGGGTCCGGCGTCACGACGCTGCCTGTATCGACATCTACACATCAAACGGTTGCCCAGCCGAACCTCACCGTCTTTTGGCGGCTGCGCTCAAGCTACGACCAAAGTAACTGGAACGCCTACCAGACGCAGCCCGGCGCGGTGGCCTCCGGCCTTCAATCGTCGGCCGCATCGTCCGATGCGACGGTACTGAACCAGACGAACTATGCGACCGTGGACTCAGCATCGAGCGTAGATGGAACTTCGGCGGTAATCAGGGTTTACGGCAAGTCCGGACTCAACACTCAATACCCATCGGTCAAAGGCGGCGTGGACACCATCCTGCCGTCGGCCACAATCATCAACGTGCCTTTCTCTGTCGAGCAAGTGGTCGGCTTCCAAGGCGCTGATTATGTTGCACGTGGAACACTCCCTGAGGTTCTGACGGACGGCGTAACCCCCATTGGCGCGGTGAGTGTAGTCGGGAGCGGCGATCTAGTCTTGCCTGTGGTGACCGTCACGGTCAATGGGACCGGCAACGTGACAGCGTGGAATGTGGTGAGCGGCGGCAACGCCTTGAGCGATCCTGTTTCGCTCGTCATCGCCGACGTGGGAACGGGAGCAACACCGGGCGCGCAGACAATTACAGGTGGCATTCTCATCTCGATTGCGAACGGATCAGCGGGAACTGGATACACACCAGGTACACAGCCTGTTACGGTAACTGGTGGACGGTTCGGTGGATCAACAGGCGGAGGCCAGAATATCGGCGGCAACGGCGGAAGGCTGGTCGTAAACGACGGGACCACGGGGTAAACGATATGTGGGCAGTTCGGCAGGGGCACGAGCATAATTTTATCGACGGGCGCACGCACGTCCACCATATCCACCTGTTCAACCAGGTCACGGGTGGCGAGCACAACATCGACATCTTGCTTCACGTGCCAGAGTGCCGGGAATGTCACAGGCCTTTCGCGCAGAGCGACCTCGGCGGATTGGACCCGGCGGCAGAGATCAATGCCGCGCTTGCAACGCTCCACGCCAACCATGCCGCGATCGTAGCCTACGCCGGGAAGCATGGAGTCCCGATCAATCTTGGTCCACTGGCATCGATTGTGCCGCCGGGCCACAGAGTTACCCAGCACGGGGCGTTTAGAATGTTGCATGTACCAAAGGTAGCAAAGTGAACAAGATCATCCTTCGCCCCGCCATCCCGGCCCACATGAATCACATCCGACGATTTCACCGCGAGCAGAACGAGCGGGATGGAACGAGTTATCCCTTGCCGGTATTCTTCGACAAACACGGCCTACTGACCCAGCAGGTTCCCGTGGCACTTGTCGGCGTCGATGAATCGACCGAGGAACCAGTTCAGGCCATATGGGTGGAGCGCAGGGCGGAGCTGATGTTTGCGGGCTGCGACCCCAAAGCTACAGCGTTCGCGCGCCGGGATATTGACGGGCTCGCGGCGGTACTGACATGGCTGGGCTACCACGGCATTCACTGTGACGTGCCGATTGACCTTGCCGAGACTATAGGGAAGCCGCTCGCCAAGGCCGGTTTCAGCCAGAATGACGACAGGTTGACACATTTCTACAGGGATTTGAAGGAGAAGACCACATGAGCCGAGCGCAGGAAACCCAAGCATTCAACACATCCTCTGCCGATCAGGCTACCAACGAGGCTGCTTCTCAAGCATCAGATGCAGCAACCCAGGCCGACATCGGCAACCAGCAGAGCCAGCTTGCCAAGTTTGCCGCGGCAAATCCCTACGTGCAGGGCGGCCAGGCGCAGACAGTTGTGAATCAGCAGTTGGCGGGTACGGCAGACGCGACGGCGGCAGCAGCGGCCGAGAAGAACCAGCAGCAAGCCCAGCGCACTGGCCAGAACAGCACAGCCGGAGTGGCAGCGGGCGAGGCCGAACAGCAGGCTGCGCAGCGGACGCTTGGAACGCAAGAGGCAGGCGCGACACAGAGCAGGCTGGCGGCGGGGTCGCAGTACGGCCAGGACGTGCTCGGCGCTGGCAATCAAATTACAGCGGCACAGCAGAATCTTGCCAGCCAGGAATCGAATGCCGCTCAGGGCCAGGCCAGCACCGAGGAGCAGGCCGCGCAGACGCCGAGCTTTATGGATGAGTTGGGGCAGGGATTGATTACAGGGGGAGCGCAGGCAGGATCGGCGGCAATCACGGCGTTCTGTCCGGCGCGTGGCACTCTCTATCTCCTGCCGAGCGGAGCCAGCGTCCCGGTCGAGGAGTTGGAGGTCGGGCAAACCCTCGAAGGCATCGATGGAGATCCTCAGATCATCGAGGAGATTCAAACGGCGGTCCAGCCGGTACTCAAGATCGTTACCGAGGACGGCTACACGCTGCGCTGCTCCCGCGTCCATGCTTTCGCGCTGCCGGTTGGAGGCTTTACCGTGGCGGCCAAGTGCCTCGGAAAGTCTATTCTCACGGCGAGCAGTGTATCCAAAGTCGTCATCGTCGAGCCGGACGGCGTGGCGCAGGTGTTCAACGTCATCACCGATGGCTCACACACTTACCGGGCTGGTGGGCTCTGGTCTCTCGGTGTTGGAGAGGCAGAGCGTCAGGTGAGTATGGACAAATGGGAGCAGATCGGCGAGCGTTTGATGGGAGTGGGGGGATAGCATGGGACCGAACGACAATGATCTTCAAAGCATCATTCCTTCAGCGTCGCCAATCTCGGCGCTGGGTCTCGATTGGGACAAGGTAGTCGCGTCCGGCAACCCACAAGCGTATATGGCGGCCATGCGCGCAGGGGTTCCCTACCAGCCCGCCAATGCCGCGCCTGCCCCAGTTGCAACCAGCGCGCTTGCGAAGTCTGCCGGCACTCCCCAGCCCGCAGTGGCGCAGGCCGCAAAGCCAGCACCGGCGGCAGGGACGGCGGCCAACCAGGCACAGCCCGTGTCTCAGTTAGCGCAAGCCGCGAGCGAGCAGCCGACTCCCCAGGCCCAGCCTACCCCGGCATCAGTCGGACGCAATGACACATCGAGCTTTACCCCTGGAGTCACTGGAGCATTTGGCCAGAGCTTGGCGGATGGGGCGGCGCAGTCCCAGGTTCCGGCGACCAACGCTCCCAATCCACAGATGGACTCGACGGGCGCGGCAATGGCCAATGTGCAGCCCGGCGGCGGTGCTGCGGAAGATCCCAATCAGAAGATCATCCAGCAGACGAGCCAGATGGGGATTGACTACAGCAAGAATCTTTCTGGGCAGCCGACGCTTGCGCAGACAGAGGCTCCCATGGAAGCGCAGAGACCCACAACTCCCCTCAACCCCATGGACTCGCAATATCGCCCAACCAAGTGGCAGCGCTTCGGACGCGGTGTTCTCGGTGGCGTCGAGGGTTTGGCGCGCGGCGGCATTCGCGGAGCCGTGCTGGGCGCGGTTGACCCGGCGGCGGTGGGCGCGACAGCCTACGGTGCTCCCAACCGTGCGTTCTCGATCGCAGCGCAACAGCGAGCCGGGCTGACGGATGTCATCAACGCAAAGGAAAAGCAGGCCGAGGATGTCTACAAGGAAGACACTGGCCGGGCGAAGGATGTCATCACCGGAATTAAGGATATTGGCACTGTGGCCGCGCAGGGGCAGACGGCGCAGTCTCGCGTGGACGTGGCCCAGGCCCGAAAGGAAAGCGCGGACGTTGCTGGTCAGCTTGCCAACATCAAGCAGCAAGTCGCCGACTACCAGAGCCAAGGGAAGATTCCGACTACATTTGAGGCGACCTCGGCCGCTTGGGCACTTGAGAAAGATCCAGCAAAGAAAGCTGCGCTCAAGGCCGCTCTCGATTACGATCGCGAGACTGAAATCAGGAAGTTCCAATACAAGCCGGAAGATGGAGAGGCTCACAGCGCCTTCCGCAAGTCTATGATCGACGCCGCCACCGAGCAAATCAAAGGCCTCCAGGACAAGTACACTTACAACCCTCGCCGCAACCAGTACGAGAACCCCAATAATCCAAACGACGTATTGAATCCCAGCGAGTACACCGACAAAAAGAATGAGATTTCGTCGAAACTCGACCAGCAGTTGGGCCAGAAGAAGATGCAGCCCTTGGGTGTGCGCTTCAATCCCGCCGACGCCGGCGCGAACAAACCGAGCGGCCGTGCGGTACGACAGCAGGCGCCCAACGCAAACGCCCCCAAACAGTCGCAGGCTACGACCGCGGCAGACGTTAAGAAGGACGAAGTCTATAAGGGCTACCAGTTTCTTGGCGGAGATTGGCACGATAAGACCAACTGGAAGCCGGTGACTCAATGAGCCCTACGGATACGCAGACTGCTCCATGGGAAGAGGCAGCACAGCAACAGAGCAGCGCGCCGGCCGATGCGGCACCGTGGGAAGAGGCAGCCCCAGCCGCGCCCGCTCCAAGTGTTGCACGTGGAACAGCTCCAGCCGCCGCACCAGCCGCACCAGGCCGATGGTCCAGGGCCGCCGCTGCGCTGGCCCACACCGTTGGCCTCCCAGGTTCCCAGGCCGAAGCCGACCAGATGCAGCAGCAGGAAAAGGCTGAAACTCTGGCTCACCCTTTTTGGAAGGCTGCGCAAATCTTTGCTGGCCCTGCCGGAGA